AAAACCAGTAGAACTAGTAGAGTCAGTGAAGTCAGAACCTATACCCAGAGAAGACGATCCTGGAAACTGGATACCAAAAAAACCTAAAGTTTTAAAAACTACTAAGACTCTTAAGAAGTCAAAAGTAGAAGTTCCTGTAAAGCGTGGTAGACCATCTAAAAAGAAATAACAAAGAATACAATGACTCACCCAGGAGGGAGACCATTAAAGTTCCAATCGGTAGAAGAACTCGAAAAAAAGATCGATGAATATTTTAATAAAACTCCAATAGAAGAATGGACTATTACTGGATTAGCATTGGCACTTGACACTTACAGAAAAGTATTATGCGAGTATGAAGATCGAGACGAGTTTAGTTCCACGATCAAAAAAGCCAAGCAAATGGTAGAACATTCTTACGAGATAGATTTGAAGAAATCGGGTCGTACGGGAACTATATTTGCACTCAAGAACTTTGATTGGAAAGACAAGAATGAAACTGATTTAACTACAGGCGGAGAGAAGATCTCTCCAGTTATGGTAAAATTCATAGATGGACCAAGTAATTAATATTCCGGTTGAGTATAAAAGGTTATTTGATAGTGATTGGAGGGAAGCGGCTGTTTATGGCGGTAGATATTCCTTAAAATCACATACTGTAGCTAGGGTGTTGTTAATAAAAGCCAGGCAAGCAAAAATGAGGGTAGCTTGTTTTAGGGAGTTCCAAAATTCTATAGTGGAAAGTTCACACCAATTACTTAAAGATCTCATCGAACTGTATCAGTTATCTGATTTTAAAGTCACAGATAATTCAATTATAAACACAGTTAATGGGTCTGATTTCATATTTAAAGGGCTTTTTCATAATGAGCAAAGTATCAAATCTATCGAAGGTATCGATATAGCGTGGGTAGAAGAAGCTCAGACCGTTTCTAAGGAAAGTTTAGAGGTTCTTACGCCAACTATCCGCAAACCTGGTTCACAGATTATATACACCTATAATCGGTTATTAGAGGATGATCCCGTGCATACGAGGCTAGTCGTGGAAGGCCGTCCGAATACTCTGTTGATTAACGTGAATTATGATGTGGCTATCAAGTACAACATGATTCCTGAAGTAATACTAGCAGAAATAGAAGATGATAAAGCAAAAAGACCAGCTTTATATAAACACAAATGGTTGGGACTTCCGAATACTCTCGAAAGAAAGATCTATAAAGACTGGCAGATTATAGAGGAGATTCCTCATGAGGCACGCTTAGAAAGACGTGGATTGGATTTTGGGTATTCAATTGATCCAACGGCTATTGTAGATATTTACTATTATAATGGAGGATACATTGTAGATGAGAAGTGCTATCAAAAAGGATTGTCTAACCGTCAAATTGCGGAACTGCTTTTGGATTATCCAAGTTTACTCGTGATAGCGGATTCGGCAGAGCCTAAGAGTATTGACGAAGTTAGAAGCTATGGAGTCAATATTATTGGAGCCGTGAAAGGAAAAGATTCCGTAAAGAATGGAATACAAACTATTCAAGATCAGAAGATATCCGTGACCAAGAGATCATTTAACATGATCAAGGAGTATAAAAATTACTTCTGGATGACCGATAGGGATGGTAAGACGGTTAATCAACCAGAACAAGGATGGGATCATGCTCTCGACGCTTTGAGGTATGGCTTCTCTTATATGACAAGAATCGCTACAAGGGAATCAGAAAAAGAACTCGCAGTAGCTATGGATCAGTATAACAGAACACCTGAGAACCCGGTTTATCAAGGATGGTCGCCAAATGTTTATGACAAATTTTTTCCTGAATAAGATTTTTCATTTTTTTAATTTACATTTGAAACATTAAGAAGTATAATAAGTTAAAAACTTATAACGACAAGATTTCAAGGTATAAACCTTAGATGGTCTTAGCCTGGAGTGCAAACCTAACTAACTATCTATGGCAGATACCAATAAACTTAGTATAGAAAACGGATTTCAGAATGAAGCGGTCAAAAAGACTGTTTCTATGATTTCTAAAAATTCGATGATACACAATCGCCATGAAGGATACTGGCGAGCTATTCAGCAGTTGTTCGAAGAAGGATTTACTGTGAGTAATCCTCAAGGAACTAAGAAGATAACTTCGAAACTTCTATTGCAGATTCTATGGAAGGTGACTAATCGCTTTAAGATACCAGATTTTAAGATCTACAAGGCTGGTCCTTTTGCATTAAAAGTTAATCAAGAAGAGGGCAAGAAAGAGGAAATGATAAGGGATTGGACAGAGCAGATCGTCACAGCGGGTGTGGCAACAGTGATGAAGGAAGGCAAGTATAATCAGTGCTTTACTGATAAGGGTGGGGTTTTCTATAAGACGGGATTATTCGGAGATTCTCATCTTATGGTCGGACATGATGATGATAACTCTAGTTATCCGATCTCATTTAGAGTGGGGTCTTTGAGTGATGTGTACATGAACAACAATGCAACAGAGATTAGAGATCCTGTTGGAGGACTGTCATGTGACAGAATGTGCATTATTTTTAGATACACAATGGATCAATTTGACAATCTTTTCCCCGATTTCAAAGGAAAGGTTGCTAAAGGAGAAATCCCTAGACAATACAGATACAAGAAACAACTCGAAAAGACTTGGACGCAGACTTTATATGAGGCTGATGATGAAATAGAGGTGTGTTATTCTTACGGACTGGATAAGACGATGGTAGTATTTGCGGGTCCGGCATGTGTAGTTCTTAAAGAGGAGACGGGTGATGACTATCCATTTGTTATGGACGGAAAACCTTATATCCCGATTCTTCATTTTAAGTTCTTCCCTGCTAGTGAAGGATACTACAACTACGGAATAGGTCACATGGTGTTCGACTTAGCTGTTATCACAGCCCAAATGGATAACATGGCGTATAATCATGCAGGAGATAACATCTACCCAATCAACTTTATTAATTCAACAAGCAAGAACGCTTCTAAGCTATTTAACGATATAATGAAAGCTCACGAATCAAGAGCTATCGGAAACAAGGGATACGTGGTATCGGAGAATCCTATGGGGGCAAGTGGTGTGACGGTTGAAAGTCTACAGAGTGCACCTATAACAGGTGAATGGGAGAGAGCATTTATGAGATTAGAACAGCAATTTAAGAGAATGGGATTCGAACTCGATGGCCCTGATCTTGGAACTAATCCGAATGAAATGTCTATTATGGCGTACCAGGAGAACTCGGATGCCCCTATTAAACAAGTTATCGAGTTTAATTCGTCAGAGTTCGAGATGGCTGTAAACATTACGATGGATTTTATTAGGAAATTTATTGATGATGATGATCAGACCCCCCTCAATTCGACAGTTGATATTGAGATGGGATCAAGTAATACTCCGATGAGAGGAATCCCTTTGGGATGGGTCGCTAAAGAACTGAAAGAGAACAAGTATTTTGTAGTAGTCAATACAAGAGATGGTACAATCCCGAGCAATGTAATGAGTCAGGCTCAAATCAAACAGACGATGAGTGTATTGCCTCCTGGATCTCCGGCATGGTTGAAGATGTCAAAGAAATTGGCTTCACTTAATGGGCAGAATATCACAATCGAAGAGATGGGGATGGAGCCAGCGACACAGGGAGCACCGCAGGAAGTATCACAAGAGCAACCGATGACAGAGACAACACCAATCAATGCGGTATTACTTAAACATCCGCCTCAATGATATTAAGAAAAGTAATTGAAAATAAGAATAAAACTGAAAAGTATATGGAGAATAATGAGAAAGTGTATCCCTGTGAAGAGATATTAGGATCAATCAAGACAGTAGGAGAGTTCGCAACATTTTACGAGAATCATAAGGAGGACTTAGATCTGGTAAAAGCGACAGCAGAGTTGGATTTTGTACGAAGAGGAGGATTTACGGAAGAGAAGTATAATGGATTTATGCTAGGATTAGAAATATGTTATAAAATTTTTGAAAATAGTTTAGATGATGTTAAATTGTATGCAGAAGAACAGGAGAAGAAACGAAAGAGTGTAGGATAGTGTTGGGTAGAGACTCCCGTAAAAAAGTCTATAAACAAAGTGCTTATATCTTAACCAATATCTTCAATGCCTAACGAACAGGACATGAACGCAGATGAACTTCAGCTAGAAGTCATCCAAGCGGATGAATCTGTCGAAGACACTCAAAACACCACGGGTGAAGGAGAGTCCGAAGAAGCATCGGTCGAGGTTGTACTCGACAACGAACAGGGTAACAAGCAAACCCCAGCAGAACTAAATGCTGAAAAACAGCTTGACGCATGGAGTAAGAAAGTTTTTGAAGGACAAATCAATGATAGAACGGGTGAACCGTATGAAGTTGAGGACGCTCCGAAATGGCTCCAACCACGATTGCTCGCTAGAGTAGATTCAGCGGCAAAAGTGCCAGAGACAGAAGAGGTCGTCAAACAAGTCCTTGAAAAAGAAAGGGAAGGACAGGAATTTAAGACTTTACAAAGTCAAATTCCTAAACTTACACCATCTCAAGCTCAGGAACTACAAGACAGATACAACGCATTAAAGCCAGCAGGAAGAGTTATTGCTCTGAAAGCTGCGTTAGATGCTATGGGTCTATCTGAAAAAGTCCGTGAAGCAGAAAGAAAGGGGATTGCTAAAGGAAAAATGTCATTACCGAAAAGCGGTTACTCTGCTGTTAAGGCACCTGAACAAGTTCACGTCAAAGCTGCTCAAAGCGATAAGGGTTGGAATGATTATATCGCCCAGAGAGTTGCGGCAGAATCTTAGTGTGGTGAAAGCATAGCTTTTAAAATGACGATATATATTAATTTTAAAAACTATGGCAAACAATATTGGACCAGATCTATTATCGCCACAACTCTGGTCACCAAGAATGCAGATTCTATTGAAAAAGAATCTCGTCGCTGGGGCGATTGCAAACACAGAAGAAAGAGCTACTCTAACTTATGGTTATAGAGTACACCGACCATATCACGGAGATGTATACGCCCAAACATATACTAAGGGTACAGTCCCAAGTTTCCAAGATATGACAGCTACTGATGAGTATTTGGATGTTGATCAAGCTAAAATCATCCCTTTATTCATCGACGATATCGATTCAGTCCAGAATAAATACGATGCTTTGAACAAGTATACAACTCGTTCATCATATCGTATGAAGGATTCTATCGATAAGAAATTCCTAGCTGTTCTTGCAGCGGGTGCAGCATTAGGTAATTCAAGTGCAGTATCTTTGGATACAACTAACGTAGTTAAATATACATCTGAATCAAAAGCGGCATTGTTTAACAATGGTACTGAAGAAGATGCTCCTTGGTATATGGTTGTCGACGGAGATACGGTATCTACTATTGAACAAACACTTAACTTTGCGGGATTTAAGGTATCTGATGATACTCTCGTGAATGGTTATGGTTTGGGAGCTTACTTAGGAGACTGGCAGGGTTTAAAGATGTTTAAATCACAGAACCTTCCTTCGACAGTTAGTATCGTGTTCTCTGATGATCCTACAGCTACAAAGACTTTGATTATCAATGGTGTAACATTCACATTCGTAGCATCACTTGGAACGACTCCAGGTAATGTCTTGATCGATGGTGGATCCGCAGTTGATGTAACTATTGGTACTAACTTAGTAGCAGCTATTAATAATGGTACAGCCGGTACAACTTACTATCAGTTATCGGCAGCCGATCGTGCTAAACTTGAGAATGCTAACGTAGTTGCTTCTTATGTTGCCGGTACAAACACTTTGACTTTGACAGCGGCGGGTAAAATGGTTATCGGCGGTGATCAAGACACTGGAACTGTAGGAACTCAAACAATGAAACTTCTCGTTGGTAAAATAGGAGGTGGTGATTTGGTTATCCAAAAAGAGCCATCATTGGAGATTTTGAGAGCTACTGATGGTCGTAGAGGCTACATTGCAACAACTTTGGCACTTTACGGTGCAAAAGTGTTTAATGAAGGTGCTCAAAGAACTTACGCATTAACAGTAAATAAATAACCACAACTTAATATGGGTAAAAATTTAATTAGACCTGAATTGGTTGGTGGAGCTACCGTTGGTGGAGTAGAGGTAGTATCAGCGGGTGGAGCCTTCACTGGTACGTCAATTGCGGACAACGCAGTCACAACAGCAAAGATTCTCAATGCTAATGTTACCTTGGCTAAACTAGCAGCAGGTATTACTCCTTCACACGTTGTTAAGTACGGGGGACAAGCTACCTATGCTGGCGGCGGCACTTCTAGCACTGTTACAGTCACGGGAGTTCTTTCTACCGATAGGGTTCAGGCTACACTTACTGGTTCAACAAATGTGGTCGCTTTTAAAGCGGTTCCTTCAACAGATACTATTACTTTTACTTACGCTTCTGATCCGGGAGCTGATACAAAAGTTGATTATCTAGTTTACAGGGTAGCGGCTTAATTGTTTTTAATCCAGCTTCTTCGGAGGCTGGTTGAAGATCATTAACCACAAAAAAATGCAAGCATTATATCCATCTAATCGGTTCAAGGTTTTAACGCCTAGCGATACAGCGGAGCAGACTTATACTTGTGCGGAGATCACGGGATCGTCTCCATTAGTTATTACAAGTTTTAAAGCTCTGTACGTTGCAGTTTCAGGTGATGTAGTAATAAAGAATGATGCAGGAACAGCTATTACA